GTCAGCTCATGGGTTCCGTGCTTAGCTTTCCTATCCTTTGCATAGCAAATTTCGTTGCCTACTGGGTCGCGATGGATCGCACTTTCGGCCCTGTGCCTGTAGATAAACTCGCTGTTCGTGTGAACGGCGATGACATACTCTTTCCTACGAACTCAGACCTTCACAAGGTTTGGGAATCTGTAGTCCGAGGGGTTGGTTTTGATCTTTCCATTGGAAAATCATACGTACATAAAAGTGTAATGTGCGTCAACTCTACGTTTTTCGTTGAACGAAGAAACGGTACCATTGAAAGAGTGGAATATCTACCGACTGGTCTTTTGATCGGTCAAAAGAAAGTGCAAACACGCAGACAAGTTCGGCGCGCTGTGTGGGACAATCTGAATATCGTGTTGGCTGGGAGTTCTCAACCTAGCCGTTCGCTCCGACGTTTCTTACATTATAACAAAGAAACAATCAAGATTGGAACGAAGAATGGACTTCTGAATTTGTTCATTCCACGACATTACGGAGGACTAGGTGTAAATCCTTGTGGTGCGGACTTTTACGTGACGCGTTTTCAACGTCACTACGCACACTACTGTGACTTGGTGTATACTTCGCGTGAAAGCGAAGTCGTACGCAAGAAACGTAAATTGAATATTACACTGAAGAGCCTCCAAAACTCGGATTATCGACCATGGGAACGAAGTTCCAGGCGCATGCTTGTGGATCCCTACCATCCTATGTGTGAGAATTGGTGCCTTCCGGAAAAGCCGGTTGGCCTTGGTGCTTATCGCGTGCTCAAATCAGCCCGAGAGACAAACTCAATCGAGGTTGAACATCCAAACGATTCGATCCGCGCTTCAATGCGTTGGCCGGCCAGTTCTGCCGATTTTGCGATTGACATGTCGCCCAAAAGACTAGTTTTAGTCCGGGGGTCTGCATGTTCATCTCCCAAAACGGAAGAGCCGTACGAAGAGCCTTTGGCTCGGATCGTCTAGAGACTGCACGGGAGAACTGCTTTTGCAGTTCATGCGGATGAACAGTCCGCTTTGCGCCAGGCGTCGCCCCACATGGAGCGCTCACACTCACATACCCAACCTCTCACATTCAAACAATTTTGCCTTCGCAAGAAGGTTGCAATTCTCCCTCCTACCCAGCAAAAAGCTCGGTATGAGGATTATCTGCGTTCGAAGCACGCGTTGGCTCACGCCAATGATGTTTTGTCCATAACAAAAGCACCCGTTGCGAAATCTATCACCGTCAAGAAGTCTGCTCCACGTGTGGAGGGACGAAATGGTGGCATACGTGTCGCGAATACCGAAGTGTTCAACATTGTTGACCTTGCGGCTTCTGCATTCCAGCTCGGAGTTTCCGAAGACATCAATCCGGCTAATGAGAATCTCTTCCCATGGCTGTCGACTGTCGCTGGTGCATACGAAAACTACAAGTTTCGTAAGCTTCACTTTTGCTACCTCGCCCTTTGCTCAACGGCAACTGATGGCGGTATTTATGCTGCTGTCGATTTCGACGCAACTGACCCTGACCCCACAAACGTGAAGGATATGATGTCGTATCAAAACGCCATGACTTCCTCTGTGTGGGCGCCTTTCACCGTGATTTGTCGGTCAAACGACCTTGACAAGCGCAAAACGTACTTCGTTGGGAGTGGCTCGGGAACACAAGATCCAAATCTTGTTAATACCGGTCGCCTCTACGTTGCTACATCTGCACCTACGGCGAAAGCTTCGTGTGGCCAATTGCTCGTTGATTACGAAGTCGAATTTACGACGCCGCAAAAGACAACTGAAAGCATTTTCATGCTGCAAACGGGCGGCGGGACGAGTATCCTGCCTGAAGATACAATCCAGAATTCTGGAAATGTAAAGGACATCCTCCAAGTGTTGACCAATCCGATCCAGGCTGCGGGAAATTCCGCAACCATGAATATCGTTCGATCAGGTCGATACCTTTTCCAACTGTTCTACAGCGGACTTTCGGGTTCGTTGTCTGCAACCTTGACGTCGCCAAATGGCAACGCGTCTATTGTTGGGACCACAATGCCCTCTTATGGGTATGCTGGAGGAATTTACATTGTATCTTGGATTGTCGACATTTTGAGACCCTCAACAGGGAGCTCTGCCGACCTTTCTTTGTTATGGAACGCTGCGGTAATCGCCAGCGTAGCTTCGTTGCGGATCTCCCGCATCAAGTAATCGATTAAAGGAGAATTGCAAACTGGTGTCACTTATTTGAGAGCCACTTTCCCAAAGTGGCGAACTGTTATGCGTCTTTTGTGAACCCATAGTTCAGTTCATGTTCTAACCCTATATCTAGTTACGTGTAAAGCGTCTCAGCCGAGAAAGCTGAGTGGGGTATTCGGTAAGAAGAATGTGGACCGAGCGACGGTGGAAACCGAGGATGTGTATTAACTTCAGGTCGTAAAGATTTTCTAGGTAGGGTCCTCTGACTGCGTGTGCAGAGGATCTAAGCAGTGCCTTTGGCAGCGGTGTTACCCACGCCGTACTGCCGGCTGTCTCTGTGAGAGGGGACAGCTGGGATTAACCACCTAGCCTGGATAGGTTCGTTGCTTTGTGAAAGCCAACTCAATAACACATCGGCTGGTCGACAACAATTGTTGTTGTTCCATTCCTCTTAACGAGG